CTGCCAGTGCCGAACGGACTGCGGCGCCACACGTGCGGGCTCCGCGTCCTTCAGCTTCGGGTGCTTGATCAGCACCCAGTCCTCGTGCTCCGCCATGCGGATCTTTCCTTTCTGGACGAGTCCGGGCGCGCCGGACGAGCCGCACGGCACGCGCCGAGCGGTGCATCTGTGGGGGTTACAGGACGTCGACGAGCACGGTGAAAGGCACGTCAACCACGACCGCGCCGCTGTCGTGCCGCCACGGGGTGTAGGTGTCTCCGCCGAACCGGGCCCGGGTGACGGCCCGGCCCAGCGTCATGTCCTCCTCCAGCTCGGCGCGCACGGCGTCGACGAGGCGGTACGTGCGCGTCCGCTGGTCGCGGACCGACGCGTTGCCCGACCACGACCGGGCCAGACAGATGATCGGGAACGACTCCCGGGCACCGCGCAGGCCCGCGATCGAGCTGGTCGACTCGACGGCGAGCACGTCGGTCGGGCCGAGCCCGATCGCGACGAGGTCTCCGGTGGCGTTCACCGTCGGCGGCCCGTCGATCACGGTCACCCCGCGGCCGAGCCGCGCGGTGATCCGGTCGACGAGCGCATCGATGGCCGCAGGGACTGCGCTCATGGCCGGTTCGGCGCCTTCCCGCCGAGGAGCTGCGCGGCCTGATTCGGGATCAGATACCCGCGGCCGGGGGTGGCCGCGACCAGCTCGCCCCCGCCGAACGCCACGCCGGGCGTCGGCGGCCGCTGGGTGGTCCACAGATGCGCGGCCACGATCGCGGTCGCGGTCTGCACGTGCTCGGGCACCTCCGGGGGGCCGGCCACGTAGGTCACCCGCACCATGCCCGGTGCGCCGCCGACGGCGAGCGCGCCGGTGAATGAGTCCACCGCTGGGATGGTGGCCACGCCAACGACCGCGAGGACCTCGACGACCGGCGGGCGGAGGTAGCCGACCCCGCCGGTGACCCAGACGTCCTCGGTCAGCGTCCGGCGCGCCCAGACCTGGCCGGTGTACTCCTCGACGACGAGCGAGGCCGTGTCGATGAACGCGAGCAGCTCGTCGTCCTCGGCCAGGTCCTCTTTGTTCAGGTGCTCTTTGAGTTGGCCGAGCGAGATCAGCGCGACCGGCTCAGCGGCCGCGCGCACATTGACGATCTCGGTTCGGCTCACCGTAACCGGGCCGGCCGCCGCCCACCGGACGACGTACCGGCCCGGCACGGTGGGCACGAACGTGGCCGCATAGTCGCCCACGTCGACCCGTTCCGGGCTCGGCGTGAGCACGTCACCCGAGGGGGGAGTGACGGCTACGGTCACGTCCGCGTCCACCCGCGTCCGTGACGGGTCGAGCACGCGCCACGTCAGACGGACCGCGCTCCCGACCTCGTGCACGGTCAGTCCTGCTTGTCGGCGTCGGCGCCAGCGCGCTTGTTGCGCCGGGCCGGGGCCTTCTTCTCGCCGGTGGCCGGGTCGGACTCACCCGGCGCCGGAACCGGCTCGGTCCACGGCGGGCTGGGCGGGGCCTGAACCTCGCCCTGGCGGGCGGTGCCCTTGCGCTTGGCCCGGTCGCCGTAGATCAGCTCGGCGTCCTCTTCGGACATCTTGACGGTCATCACGCCGTTGCGGCGCGGGACCTCGTACTCGTGCAGCTCGGCCACGGTCGGCCTCCTCGCGGGGATCTGGAGCGTGTCAAAGACGTGGGTCGGGTCCGAGCCCGCCCCGGGGCAGGCCGCGTGTTGCACCCCGCACACGGGGCAGACTCGGACGGTCATCACGGCGTCGCCAGGTCGATCTCGACGAACGCGTTCGGCTGGATCACGCCGAACGCCGCGCGCATCTCAGCGAGGATCGCGACCAGGTTCCGCACGAAGAAGTCCGCGTGGCTGTCCGTGGTCGTGATCGTGGCCTGCTCCCGGTCCCACAGGATCGCCCGGGTGAAGTCGCCGCAGTAGGCGGTGCCCGCGGGCACCGCCTCCGACTCGATCACGGGCAGGCCCCACAGCGGGCGGGTGTCGTTCGCGCCGGACGGGCCGCCGAAGTAGAACACGTCCTGCCCGGTGGCGATCTCGTCGAGCCGCTCCAGGTCGGCAGGGTTGATCACGTAGCCGTTGGCCCGGGCGCCCGCGAGGCGCACCTTGGTCTTCGCGCGGCGCATGGCGAGGAGGAGGCCGAAGCCCTCGGGCCGACCGGCCGGGTCGGCCACGAACGCCTGGGTCTGCACGCCCGAGACGTTCGCGAGGCCCTCGAAGTTCTCGCCGGTGCCATCACCGGCGATCATCTGGTCCTCCAGCTCCTCCTCCAGGCCGTACTCCAGGAAGGAGTCGATGAGGGTCATCATCTGGGCCGCGTCGGAGAGGGCACGCTTGGTCACGGGAATCCAGTGCGCGATCGTGCGCACCGGGGTCGACACGCGCTGGACGGCCAGGCCCGACTCAGGCTTGAGGCCACCGGCCGCGTTCGTGACGGTGGTGCCATCGATCGGCGCGGCGGACGTGGCCTCCGGAACCGGGGCGGCGTTGTTGGTCACGCCGGTGACGCGCACGTACTCGATCGAGTCGGACTGGGTGGTGCCATTCGTGACGAGCTGACGCAGGGTCAGCGGCCGCATGAACGGCTCCAGGCCCACCTGGAGGCCCAGGTCGTCCGCGCGGACGAACGCACCGCCGGAGGTGTCAGACGCGCCGGTGACCAGCGCCTTCGACCCCTGCGGCTTGGTCAGGTGCTTGAACCCGACCGGCCGGGAGTTGACCCGGTGCTGCTTCGTGAACTGGCCGCCCGGGGCGGACTTCAGAAGCTCCTGGTACTCGGCCGACTCGACGTATGCCTGGCCGATCGACTTGCGGCCGGGCACGATGAGCCCGCTCGGGGTGACCCGGTCGCCGGACTTCTCGTTGAGCCCGATCTCGTCGCCGAGGCCCTTCATCGCGTCCTTGACCGCACTGTCGGCCTTGGCCTTCTCCAGGCGCTCCTTACAGCCCTGGGCCTTGGCCATCAGCTCCTGGAGCTTGCCGCGCTCCTCGTCGGTGTACTCACGCCCGGCCTTCTCGGCCTCGGCCGCGATGTCGCGGGCCTGGGTCAGGTGAGCCCGAAGCTCATCCTTGATCTGCTCGATTCCCACTTCGGTCTCCGTTCAGAGAGTGTGCAGTTCAAGATCGAGAAGCTCGATCTCGGAGCGCAAACGCTCGACGGCGACCCCGGACTCGGCGGGCCGGGCCTCCTCCGCGCCGGGGGCGGCCTTGACGGCGGCCTCGGGCTCGGCGGGCTCGGCGGGCTCGGACGGTGCGGCCTTCTCGGCGCTGCTAGCGGCGACGGCCTCGCCGTCGCCCGTGGACTCGGTACGGACCGAGTCCAGGAGTTCGGTCGCGAGCCGCGCGATTTCGGCGACCCGGTCCTCGTTCTGCTTCGACAGCACCCGACCGGCCTTCTCGGCGGGTGCGGGCGCGTCCTTCTCGGCGGCCTCGTCGGCGGCCGAAGTCTCAGGGGTGGCACCGCACGTGCAGCGGTGCTCGTGCTTCACGGCGAGCAGGTTGGTCCGCTGGTTGGCACCGATCATCGTCGGGCCCACCTCGTAGACCTTCAGCTCGTGCAGCTCCTTCTGGGCGCCCGAGTCGTCCTTCGGCGCCGGGACGGACTTCAGCTCGTCGTAGGCGAAGCTGAACTGGCGAATCCTGCGGCCCTTCAGCAGCCGGTACACCTGGGCCGCGGTCGGCGCGTCGGTGTCGATCTTCGCCTTGACCCAGAGGCCCTCGGGGCGCTCTTCCGCCTCCAGGACGTAGCCGATGTGATAGTTCGGGTCGTCGCTCTTGTGCGACCACACGACCGGAATCGGGTCGCCCGACTCCTTCCACTCGGCCAGCGTCTTCGCGAACGCACCGGGCACGATCCGGTCGCCGACCGAGTCCACGTCGTAGGTCGCGACGATGGCCTCGAAAACCCCCTCGTCGGTGCCCTCGTGAGTCCCGGCGGCCTTGACCCGCACCGGGCACGTCTTGATCTGCATCAGTCGCCCTCCACGGCGCGCAGCGGACGCACAGACGCGCCCTGGGTGATCTCGTTCTGTCCCTCCGCCGGCGGGGCGGAGTCACGGGGCGACGCCTGGCCGCCCTCGAGCACGTTCAACGGGGTGATCAGCTCATCCCCACCCTCGACCTGGGGCAGGTTCAGTCGCGCCCGGGCCTCGTTGCGGGTCATGTACGGCGCGCCAACGCTCGTCGAGAGCTGCACGGCCTGCTCCTCGAACGAGCCCTTCAGCTTCTCGGCCAGGTTGAACTCGACGTAGAGGTCCTCGCCGCCCGCGAAGTCCGGGACGAGCTGCAACATCAGCTCCTGCTCGATCATGGTCAGCCACGGACCGAGCGTGTCCTGGTACATCATCTTGTGCTGCTCGGTGATGTTGGAGTACGTGGCGTTGTCCAAGATCCCGACCAGCGTCAGCGGCACGTGGTAGGCCGCGGTGACCTCCTCGCGCGTGAGCTTGCGGCTCTCGACGTACTGGGCGTCGCGCGGGTTCACCGCCGCCGGGACGTAGGTCATCCCGTCCTCCAGGATCGGCGTCCCGCCGACCTGCGAGCCGTCCCCGGAGTACTGCGCCGCCCACTGCGCGCGGAACCGTTCCTTGGCCGCCCGCGACCACTCCGGGGCGTCGGCCGGCCGCTGCAGATAGCCGCTCAGGCGGGCCCCGTTGCGCCACAGCTGCTCGCGGTAGAGCGTGGCCTGGTACTCCTCGGCCAGGCGCGTGCGCAGCGTCTCCAGCGGGCTGACGCCCATCCGCGCGTCGATCGGCGAGTACCCACGGAAGTGGATCACGTCCTCAGGCTTGAAGATCGTCTTGGCGACCTTGTAGCCCTCCGGGACGAACGGGTTCTTGCCTTCGAGCTGCACCTGGGCCGGGTCCAGCCGGACGAGGCCCGCGGCCTGGCCCTTCGGCCGGACCTTCAATACGTACGCGTTGTCGTAGATCGCCAGGTCGCTGACGATCGACTCGATGAACCGGTACGGAGTGGTCTGCGAGTTGGGCTTCGCCAGCAGCTCCGCGAGCGGGTGGTCAGTCACCCGCTCCCGGTCGACATCCGACACCCGCCGGTAAACGTGCAACCCGAGCTGGGCAATGTTGCGCGCCAGGAACCCGACCACGGTGCGCACGTGCGGCTGGGTCTTCCAGATCTGCGCGTAGGTCTCGGCGTGCGTGTCGGAGAACCGAACCGGGGCGAACCCGCCACCAGCCGCTGGCTTGTACAGGTCGACGATCCGGCCCTCGGAGATCGAGAACGCCATGTCAGTCCCCCACGGCCTGGATGTACTCGACCCGCGCACGCTCGATCACCACGTCACCGTCCATCCGCGTCGGCTCGGATCCCGGCTCGAACAACTCAGCGCCCTTGACCACCACCCGGCGGCCCTTGGTCGACCACAACGTCCCGACCACGGCACGGCCCGTGTCAAGCTGCACGAGCACCCGCCGGCGCACGACGAGGCGGCGCGACCACGCGACGTCGATCGCGTGCCACACGACCGCAGCCGCGATCGCGAGCACCCCGAGGACCAGCACGGTCGCTTCGATCACCGGCTTCTCCTCATACGATCATCAGCTCGCCGTCGTCCTCGTACGCCGAGCGCCGCTCGGGTGCCGAGTTGGTCGACAGGCCGTGCCACGCGAGCGTGACCGCGACGAGCGGCGAGATATCCACCGACGAGTCCCGCCGGTGCCACGCCCACGCATCCGCGAGCGTGCGCTTGCGCGCCCCGGAGAGCGCCGAGTTCAGGGGGGCCTGGTCGAGGTGGCGCAGCTCGGCGTTCTCGACCACGGCCTCGTACAGGGCGCCGCAGGCCTGCGCCATCGTGCGCCCGCCCGCGAGCACCGG